CTTACATAGTTTATGAGTGATAACCTACACATACTAAGCCTAAGTGCTTACACAACGCCTACAATTCAAGAATCTAAAAAAGATAATTGGGTTGAATATGGCGAAGATAATAACTACTATTCTTTCTTGATAGACAGATACACGAACTCAACAACGAATTCGGCTATTATAAACAACATTTCACGGTTAGTTTACGGAAAAGGATTATCTGCATTAGATGCTTCAAGAAAGCCTAATGAATATGCTCAAATGATGGCATTGTTTAGCAAAGATGATATCCGTAAAATCGTGATGGATAGAAAAATGTTAGGTCAATTTGCTATTCAAGTACACTATAACGACAAACACGACAAGATTCTAAAGGCATATCATATCCCTGTAAACTTATTACGTGCTGAAAAATGCAATAAAGATGGAGAAATTGAAGGATATTACTATTCTGATAATTGGATAGATTTAAAAAATTATGCTCCTGAAAGATATCCTGCATTCGGAACATCGAAAGACAAGGTAGAAATCTTATTTTCTAAGCCTTACTCAGTTGGAATGAAATATTATTCCTATGTTGACTATCAAGGTTCGCTTCCTTATGCATTATTGGAAGAGGAAATAGCAGATTACCTAATTAACGAAGTTCAAAACGGATTCTCAGGAACTAAAGTAGTAAACTTCAACAATGGAGTGCCTACAGAAGAGAAACAAAGCATGATTACTAATAAAGTAATGAACAAGCTTACAGGTTCACGAGGTCAAAAAGTAATCGTTGCATTTAATGACAACGCAGAATCGAAAACAACTGTTGATGATATTCCATTAAACGATGCTCCGGAGCATTACACATACCTATCTGAAGAGTGTTTACGTAAGATTATGCTAGGTCATAACGTGACTTCTCCTTTATTATTTGGGGTTGCTAGTTCAAACGGGTTTAGTGCTAATGCAGATGAACTAAAAAACTCTGCTATTTTGTTTGATAACATGGTTATTCGTCCTTTTCAGGAAGAAATATTAGAATCAATTTATAAGATTTTAGCATTTAACGGAATCAGTTTAAAACTATTCTTCCGCACATTACAACCTTTAGAATTTACAGACTTAGAAAACACTCAAACAGAAGAGCAAGTTGCTGAAGAAACAGGAACAGATGGCACTCAATTAAGTTCACAAACAAACGCACTAATTGATTTAGGTGAAGATGCAGACCCTACATGGGTGTTAATTGATGAAAAACCTGTTGATTATGATAATGACGATGCTGAAAACGAGAATCTAGCTAAAGAAGAAAAACAAAGCTTACTTAGTAAGATAGTAAATCTTGTTTCTACAGGTGATGCAAGACCTAACATAACAGATAAGCAGGATAAAACTATAGATGGCGTTAAATTCGTTGTCAGATACAAATACGAAGGTCAAGTCAGTAAGAACCCTCGTGACTTTTGTACCGCTATGGTAAAAGCAAATAAACTTTACAGAAAACAAGATATTCTTAATATGGAAAAGACATCTGTAAATCCGGGTTGGGGTCCTAACGGAGCAGACAAATACTCGATTTGGTTGTACAAAGGCGGTGGTAATTGCCATCACAGATGGAATAAACAAGTATATGCTGTTTTTGAAGGAACTGCTTTAGACTTACCAAAGCAAAAACAAATAGCACAAGCAAAGGCTGCTAAATTTGGCTACAAAATTACAAATCCACAACTTGTCTCAACACGTCCTGTTGATATGCCTTACAATGGATTTTTACCAACTAATAAAACT